GCCCGGCGTCCAGTCGGAGTTTGTCGCAGCCATGCGACAGGCGCGGGCTGACGTTGATATGAAGGCGCTTGAAGCTGCCATTGCGCGGGGTGATGTGGACGCTGCGTTTCGTGCGCTGCGTTTTGACGCCGCCGATATGTTCAGGACCGATACGGCGATCACGGCAGCCATGAACACTGGCGGCAATTATCAGATGGGCGCGTTTCAGCACGCCACCCGCCGCGCCCCGATTGCCAACAGGGTTGTGCAGTCGTTCGGCGGTCGGAATGAGCGGGCCGAGCGTATCGCGCGGGACCTGGGCGCGCGGCTGGTGACTGAGGTGGTGGACGACACCCGCGTGTTGATTGCCCAGACGATCCGGGCAGGGCTTGAGGCTGGCGCCGGGCCGCTGCGCACCGCGCTGGACATTGGCGGGCGTGTGGTCAACGGAAAGCGGCAAGGTGGGCTGGTGGGGCTCACAAGCGGGCAGGCGGGCTATGTCAACGGCAGGATTGACCCTGTAACACAGAGGCTCATTCCGGGGCTGCGGCAGGAACTTGCAGATCCATCCACAGCGTCTCATTACTTCACGCGCACGCGCCGCGACAAGCGTTTCGACGGGATCGTGCGCAGGGCCATTGCTGGCGGCAGACCTGTGGCACAGGTAGACATTGACCGCATGGCCGCGCGCTACTCGGACAGGCTGCTTGCGTTGCGCGGCGAAACCATCGCCCGCACTGAAACGCTCAAGGCGTTGAACGCTGGGCGGCAAGAGGCGCTGGACCAATTGATCGAAAACCCGAACAACGATGTTCAGGCGCAGGACGTCGTTAGGGCTTGGGACGCGACATCCGACGCACGCACGCGCGAGACACACGCGGCAGCGGATGGGCAGGTAGCGGCGCAGGGCGTGCCGTTCACGGTTGGCGGTTTTCAAATGATGTATCCCGGCGACACGTCTATGGGCGCACCCGCTGGGGAAACCGTGAATTGCCGATGCTATTCTGACGTAAGAATTGACTTCTTCGCGAGGTTGACCTGATGGCCCGATACACTTTTGCCACGCTGGACCAGTGGACCAAAAAGACCAAACAGCGGATCGATGCCGTGCTGAAAGACGCAACTCAATCTGTCGTGGCCGTGGCGCAGGAAACCAAGGCCAAGGGCGGACGCATGCCGGTTGACACGGGCAACTTGCGCAACAGCCTGCAATCGTCGGTGGCTGGGGGCGCTATGGGCGAGGGTGCATCTTCCTACATTCTGGTGGCTGGCAACATGAAGGGCGGCGATCTGGCAACATTCACTTGGACGGCAGAGTACGCGGCGGCGGTGAACAACGGCAATCGCGGGCGACCCGGCGCACACTTTGTCGAAGGTGCCGTCGATCAATGGCCCGCGATTGTGCGGGCGTCCATCGCGAAGGCAAAGGCGCGGGTCGGATGAACCATAAGCAGATCAAAACAGCCCTGCGCACGCGCCTTGCCGCCACACCATCCGCACCGCCGATTGTCTGGGGTGAGAACGCGCCCGGCGTTTATGACACCCCCGCGCTGCAATATACCACGCCTGAGCCGCCGTATTGGCTGGCATATTTTACCCATACACCGCCTGAGCGTTTCGGCCTGTCCAAGTCAAGCCTTATGACCATTCGGTTGTTTGTGGCAGTCTTTGTGCAGGAGGGCACGTTCGAGGATGAGGCCGACGACCAGGCGCAGCGCGTCATTGACCAATTCCCCATTGATCTGATACTATCCGCCGGAGACGGTCAAATTCAGGTGACGGACATGGGCGACCCACAGCCGGGCGGAATGGACGGCGCATATTTTCGCAAGAACGTGTCGATCCGCTGCCGCGCAATCTTTCAAAGGACACCTTAACTATGGACAAGAAAACCAAACCGATCACAGGCGCTCGCATCGTTACAATGCCCACGCCAACCGGCACAACCCCTGCCATGATCTACAACGGCAAAACGCCAAAGATTGGCGACGTGCTGCAATTCGCAATGTCCAATGGCATCACATATTCCGGCACAGTGGCCGACGCTACCGAAGCAGGTGGTGAAGTCCTGGTCGAGTTTACAAACGGCATTCTGCCGATCAAGAAATAGGCATCCCGCCTATCCACGCCCATGAAAGGAAAATATCATGGCACTTACTGAAGGCATCGGCGGGTTTCTGTCCGTCTCGGCAGCCACCCCCGTAACATTCGACGCAGACGGATACGTCGCGCTGTCGTGGACCGAGGTAGGAGAGGCATCCGAAGTTCCCGAGTTTGGCGCGGCTTATTCTGCGGTCACGTTTACGCCGCTCAAGACTGGCATCGTGAACAAATTTCACGGCGAGTTGAACTACGGATCGATCACGATCCCGCTTGGATATGACTCTGCTGACGCTGGCCAGATCATATTGCTTGCTGCGCTGGCATCCAAGGATGAAATCAGCTTCCGCGAGACGCGCAGCGACGGCACAATCCGTTATATCATGGGCAAAGTCATGTCGTTCCCGCGCGGCCAGTCGGTCGGGTCGGTCAACATGGCAAGCTGCAACATCGAGTTCACGCGCGCCGACGTAGAAGTGGCCGCACCGTAATCCTGCACCTCCTCGCAGGCCAGGGGGGTGGGACGTGGTTTACCTCACCCCCCGACTTTAACCCAAACCAAAGGACACAAACCATGGATTGTTTCGACTCGGTATCGGCATCAGAGGCAGGCGCTTGGCTGCACCTGACCAACCTTCGCACAGACGCGCCAGCCTACGTCACAGGCAAGGACGGCGCGTCCGACTTGTCCAAGCCTATGCGGATCAACCTGATCGGCATGGACGCGCCAGCGGCAAAGGCCAAGGCACGCAAGCGCGCAACGGATATTCTCAAGCGGCGCGGCGGCAAGATGGACTTTGCCAAAATGAGTCCGGCGCAAATCGGGGCCGTGATTGATGAAGGTCAAGAGGGGATTGTTCAAGCTGCCGTCGACCAGACAATCGGCTGGGAAAACCTGAGCATTGACGGCAAGCCTGTGGAGTTTTCGGAAGAAGCGGCGTTTGCAATCTATCGGAAATATCCATCGATCTTGGACGAAGTGACGGAGTTCTTGAAGGACCGTGCCAATTTTTTCGCACAAGCCTAGAGGCGCTTTGTCTCTGGGCGCGACAACACGCTTGGTTATGCGCACAGCCGCAGGACATAAAGCAGACGCGGTGGAGTTTTTTGGAGCGGGCAAATGAAGAACCGGACTTTCCAGAATTGTTGTTTCGTGCTTATCTTGCAGAATGGCTGATGGATGTCGGGCCGGTCATGCAAGGCGGGATGGGGCCGGCGGCCCTATCCCATTTAGAAATTCAGGCGTGGGCCGCAAATGTAGGGCTGATGTTTGATGGTAATGAAGCGGAATGGCTGCAAAAGATGAGCGGTGTTTACGCGAGCGAATTGTCAGAGTCGAACGGCAAAAACACGCCGCAGCCGTTTAGGGAGTAATCCGCATGGATGATATGGCATCAGTCGGGCTACAGGTTGACAGTCGGGACGTGCGGAATGCCAGCGGTGATCTGGACAGGTTTGCCGGTGCCGGCGAGCGTACACAAAGGCGCACATCATCGTCAATGAAGTTGATTGGCGGCGCTTTGGCCGCGCTGGGCGCAGTATCGTGGGCGTCCGGTGGCATTCGCGAGGCGCGTGCATACGGCGCGGCCATGTCTGAGGTTTCAACACTGATCGAAGGCACGCCCGCACTGATGAAGGAAATCGAAGCGGCGACGCGCGGCGCGTCAAGGCAATTCGGTACTAGTGCCCAGGCACAAGCCAAGGCGTATTATCAGGCTGTATCCGGTGGCGCAAAAGCAGGGGCCGAAGCAACTGAATTGCTTAACACTGCAAACAAATTGGCAATCGCTGGCGTTTCCGATGTTGCATCTGCGGTGGGTATCTTAACAAGTGCCACAAACGTATATGCAGAGAGCGGATTGACCGCCGCAGAGGCGTCGGACGCGCTGTTCGTGGCTGTGCGGGCGGGTGTCACAACCATTCCTGAATTGTCTTCGGCGCTCGGTAAGGTTCTGCCATTGGCACAAAAGCTGGGCCTGAGCTTTGACGAGGTTGCGGCGGCGACGGCGGCACTGACTAAAGGCGGTATAAACACAGCCGAAAGCGTCACAGGTATCAATGCTGCCCTGACCTCGATCATCGGGCCAAGCAAGCAAGCAAGCGACTTGGCGGAATCTCTTGGACTAGAGTTCAATTCGGCGGCGCTGGAAACAAAAGGCTTTGCCCAGTTTATGGCCGATGCTGTTGAGGCGACAGGCGGCAGCGCTGATGCAATGCGCACGCTTTTCGGCAGTACAGAGGCGACGAAGGTCGCGCTGGCATTGGCGGGCACTGCGGGCGCTGATATGGCGTTAATCCTTGAGGATATGGGCAACAAAGCAGGCGCAACAGAAACAGCGTTCGGCAAAATGTCCGATGACATGGACCAACGCCTGAAGGTTGTCAGCGCGCGTTTTGCTGATCTTCAAATCGGGGTCGGGCAAGCTCTACTTACCGTCCTAGTTCCAGTCATGGAAAAAGCGGCAGACGCGGCGCAATACTTCGCAGATGCAATCCCCGTCGAGAAGATCGCGGCGGCGGCTCAGGCATTCATGGAGTGGGACGGGCTGGGCATGTTGGCCGCTGGCCTTGGCGCTGTGGCTGTTGCGGCAGGCGCGCTGGCGTTTCCGTTTATTGCGGCTGGTGTCGCTGCTTCTGTGGCCGCGACATACCTGTTCACAAATTGGGACAGCCTGCGCGAGCGGTTCCCGGCTATTACAGGCGCGATGATCGGCGCGGTGGATATGGCCAAGGCCGCATGGTCGGGCATCAAGGGCGCGTTTGCGGATCTTGCCCCGGCATTTGATCTGGCGACCAGTGCGGTTTCGCAGGTCATTGCAGGCGACTTCGCAGGCGCGTGGGTATCGGCCAAGGCGGCTGTTGCGGTGTTTGCCGACTGGTTCACGGGTCTGGACTTTAGCGGCTTTGATTGGCGCGCTTTAGCACCTGAAAGCATCAGCACGGCGGCGCTGGATCAATTCGAGGCGTCAGTGCGCGCGGCCTACGATACTGCGCTGGCGTTTGGCACATTCATGCGCGATGGCCTGACAGAGTATTTCACAACGGGGTTCGCTGCGCTTTCGGCATCTTTTGATCCTATCAAAGAAAGCCTTGGCGATGCTTGGGCGCAGGTTGGGCCGATCCTGACCAACTTCAAAACTATCGGGCAGGAGCTTTCTGCCCTGTTCGCCGCAGACGCCACAAATGAGGCCAGCGTCTTTGCCGAGGCAGGGAAGTTCATGGGCATGGTAGCAGGCGGGGCTTTCCAAGCGGCGGGTCTGATCCTAGAAGGCACGGCCCGCGCGCTGGAGACGCTGACAGGCGCGCTTATCGGGCTGTTGCAGGGCGACGTTGCCCGCGTGCGCTCTGAGCTGTTCGAGTTTTTCAACTGGATGAGCGGCGGAATGGTGCAGGCTGCGACTGACGCGGTGATGGGCGTCCCCGTCGCGTTTTCCAACGGCATGACCGCGATCAGCACGGCACTGGCGCAGATCTGGGAAAGCATCAAGGCTGAGGTTGCGTCATGGCCCGCGCGGATGGTGGGGCTTGGGGGCGATATCATTGCGGGCCTTGTGCAGGGTATCAAAGGCAAGGCTGGCGATGTAGGTGGCGCGCTAGTATCCGCAGGCAAGTCTGCGATTGACAAGTTTACGGGGCTTTTTGGCATCCAGTCGCCATCCAAGCGGTTCAAGGGCTACGGTGTCAACACCATTGAGGGGATGGTGCTAGGTATCAAAAGCGAGACAGGTGCTCTTGTTTCCCAAATCATAGACACCGCCAATCAGGTTGTAAACGCCGCTGACCAGACGCTTGCTCAGGGCTTTGGCTCTATGGTTGATTACATGATCGACGGGTTCAAGGGCGGCATGTCTGGGCTTATCGACATATTCAAGAACACACTCAAGACGCTTGCCGCGACTGCGATAAAGAACAAGATCACAATTCCCTTGGCGGCGGCGTTTTCCGGCGGCGGCACAGCAGCGGCGGCAGGCGG